TTTCTATGCACTGCACAAAGTGCTTTTCTTCTATTATCCAGTCGAAGTCAGCAGCGGCTTTTCTTCTCTTTGTCCGGCCATTCAGAAACGCGCTTTGCATAGCGTTGCTAATGGCTGCTGTGAAGTGCTGCGACTGGTATTTTTTCAGAATGATGCGTAACTTCGTCCGGCGTTCGTCTGTCAGCGCGCGCACTTTCTTAATGTCGCTATGGTACAATTCTACGCACTTGTTAAAGTATTGTAGCATTAAGATAAGTGCCTTTTCTTCGCTATCAGCGTGCCACGGGTTTCTATCTTCTTTATTTTCTTCCCCAGCATCATGCGCGTGTGTGTTTGTATGTGTGTGTGAAGTAGATAAAGAAGCGTTAGCTTCTACATTATCATTAACATTTTCATTCTCATTATCATTAACATTTTCATTCTCATTATCATTATCAGTTACATTTGTATTCTTAGAAATACTTTTGTTTACTTTAGTATTCTTTTGTTTTGTCGTGCTTTCTTTGCCGTCCTTATCAGCCTGCCAGCGTTTGTTAATGGCTTCACGGCGTTTCTCGCAGACAGTTGCATACTTCTTGCTATCCATGTCTATTTGGATGCGTAAGAAGTTCATAGCTACGCGCACAGATTCGCTATTAGTCGCTGGCATAATGCCAGTAATAACGTACTTAAATAGACAGTCCAGCAGTTCGCCTTTTTGTTCTACTGTCAGTTCTTTAAGTGCTTCGTATTGCGCTGTGTAGAGTATAAAGCTATCTTTCATAATTCTTTGCTTTGAAGTGTTAGTGTGACAGACTGGCCAAATAGCCGATAACATGGTTATAAGGATAACGCCAGTCTGCTTTGCCTACCTTTAGACGCGGCCAGTCTTTAGCGTGGTGTCTCGCAAATGATTCTGACAAGCTAAGACGTTCTGCCAGCTGTGTGATAGTTAGCAGTTCGTCTCCATAGTACGGGTTTTCTGCCAGCCTCAACTTATGCAGTTCTTCGGCTATCATGCGCGCGTCGTTTCGGTTCAGCATAGCTTCTTAGTTTAAGACAATTTGCTTTGCACTCTTATAGATTCCCAGACGGCGCAGTATTCCCACCACTCCGGCGCGCGTCAGTTCGTGACGCTCTGCCACTTCGTCTAAGGCTCTGTTAGGCTTATAGCCAGCAGCCTGCACCACTGGCCACACTTCTTTGAAGCTGGCCGCTACTGCTGCTTCACGGTCTGCTTTGCGTCGCTCGTTGGCTGTAAGTTTGATTTCTGATGTACTCATATTATTTGCTTTCAAGTTGTTTGTGATACGTTCTATCTCCCAGCGTCATTTCAGTAGCAAAGACTTTCTGTAAAAATTGCCATTCTTCAGGCGTTAGTTCTTTATCTTCGTCTGTGCCGTCGTCACTCTTTACATTACTAAAGATTCGATGCTTATTTATGTACGCATATATTAGCAACTTTAGCTGTTCTTCCAGTTCTACTTCTAAGTTCGCTTTATGCCAGCTGAATAGTTCAGTAAGTTCTATAAACTGCGCTTTTGTAAGTTCTACTCCTATTTCTGACCGGGATATATGCCAGCATTTGCATGACTTCGTGTTAAGCACCTTACAAACGCACTGTGTGAAAAGCTGGCGGTTTATCTTTGTCCGGCCTACATCAAACGTGTACCGTTCTTTCTTTTCGCTATCCTGCATATCCAGCAGTTCTTCCGGCGTAATGCCGTAGCGATCACATAGTCTTTTGATACCAGCTTTTGCAGCCTCAACTTCACCGCCATAGCCGCGTTCTGCCAGTGCTTGAAGTTTGCGAAGTTTTTCGCGCACGCTTTCGTATTTCTCATTTGTCCTTTCCATATTAGTGATATTTGCATTTGTTACACGTTATAAATATTGTTTGGCCGGGTCTTCCTATTACCATAGGACACGGAAAACCTTTGCGCCGGAAATAGCACGGTGTAGGCTGATACGGTGGCCATTCTCGCTTTTCCTTAAAATCAAATTCTAACTGTATTACCCGCATACTCTTTTATGCCTTTTTGATTTCTACAGAAAACTTACCGTCTTTACATACAGTAGTGCCCACATTTCCCAGCAGTGCCAGTGTCATAGTCACTTCTATAGCCTGCTTTTTACTCTCGCACTCATAGCGTTTTACGCTGGCGGTTTCGCTGACTGGCAGCTGTACCGTGGTGCCGTTTAATAACTTCAGATTCTCCATACCTCTTTCTATTGTTAATTTTCTGTTAAATATCGTTTCTAAGCCGCTGTTATGTCTTCAGTGGATAACTATACTACCGCCTATAAAAAAACACGCTGAAGCCGCCGGAATGATGGTTAAACGATTTCTTTGCAGCGTAAATCTTCAAAGCCTTTTGGCAGTAGTGTATAGCGTGCAAGTCACCTACCAGCAGACAAAGGCGCGTGAAGCCCACCAGCCTGCTTGTTTTATCCTTTTGCAGTATCTGTATTATGTACTCCTTATTTATTTCAGCCCTAAGTGCTGGTACATTTATGCTGGTGCTATATTGTGCCATACTTCTTTCTTTTTATGTAGCCCAGCCGGGAAAGCCGGGCTACTGGTTCTTTATTCGTCGTCTTCGTCGTCTCTCTCCAGTTCTGCGTCCGGGTTCTCTGACTTCCATACGCGCCAGCCCTTACTAAGACGGCGGCGATCATACGCCAGCGATTCTTTCACGCCGTCGTAGAAGTCAGTCCAGCCAGTTACTACTACTTCGCCGTCTACACGGGTAGCGCGTACTTTCATTTTCACGCCGTCAGCTATTACGTCGAAGCCGTTCTTTCTGTCTTTAATCTCGTAGGCTTCCAGCGGCTCGTAACCTATTACAGTGCTGTCTATCAGTGGCACGTCGTTACTACCAGTTGCTTTCACATACTCTGCTAAGTCTGCGTTAAACTGTTCTACCTTTTTACGGTAATTTGCCAGCTGGTTTTGTATTCTCTTTGAAAGTTCCATAATTTAGCGGTTTTAGTGGCCGGGAATTTCACCCGGCCATAATGACTTATAAAATGATTTCCTTAATTAGCACTTGGTAAACTAACACTTTGCTGCTGTTGTTTTCTTCTACTATTCTTTCGTGACGCAGTTCAATAGTGGCACAGCCCTTAGTGTCTATGTACTGGAAATTGTACTGGTACTTTTCTACGCCAGTAATCGGGTCGTTAAACTTTTCACCGTCCTTTACGTGTAGATTCTTGTCACCTGCATAAAACGGGCAGCGCATAGCCTCTGCCAGTGTTGCATAGTTCCATACGTGCTTATACATGCAGTCTAAACTTGAATCGTGCCAGTCTGTAACAAGCACTTGGTAAAACTTGATGTTGTTCTTTGTTTCCATAATTTTTTCGAATTAGTTCTTTATTTCAATTATTTTTCTTAACTTTGCAGCGTGTTTTGAAACACGTTTCGGAATTCGTTTGCAAAGTTAGAACAAATTTTCTAAACTTCAGCACAAAAGTGCTAAAATCTTTAGTCTAAATGTTCTATTTATACTAATTCTAAATTATAAAAACGTATGGAAAGTATTGTATATAAGCAGTTTAAGGCGTTTTTCGATAGTCTAAACGTAAGCGTAAACGCATTTTCTAACAGCGCACCGTAAATAACTATATTACTGGTGACAGAAGTCTTTCCGTAGACTTCATAGAAGCTACGCTGGCAGCGTTCCCGGAATTGTCAGCAGAATGGCTTTTGCGTGGCCGTGGCAGTATGTACGGGCTGGAAATTAGCACGTCCGGGCAAACAGACAGTGAAGTGCTGGCACTCCGTTCTGAATTGAATGGTGTCTACAAAACTTTGCAGCTGTTGGGAATTAGTTTACAGCCTCAACAAAAGAAAAGTGCTGTCTAATTATTCCTATATGGTCAAAGAAGAAATAAAAATAAAAGCTGGCCAGCCTCAACGTGCCAGCCAGCAAGTATTAACGTAAAGTATTACCGCAAACAGAAAGTAAATGATTAACAGCCTCAATTTCAGCGGCTTTCCCGATTCATGTCTGACCCCAAACGGATCACAAAGCAAATTTGAGGAAAATCGGGTCAAACAGCCCGGTTTTCTTTGTATTTAGGCGTTTCCGGCTATTACAGCCTGCGCTTCTCTCACACTGGCACCAGTTAAATATATGCACCTATATGCACCTATCGGCCTGCCAGTATTACCGTAGTATTACCAAAAAATCCGATTATTACCGCAAAAGTATTACTAAGTTATGAATATCCCGCTAATAGCGTATGTCTTTGATAGAAAAAAGCAGTCTTCAGACAGTACGCCCGGAAAAATAGAAATTCGCATTACCAGCGGAAAGATACAAAAGTACGTGACTACTGGTATCAGCGTACTGCCCGGCTGCTGGTCGCGTAACATGGTTGTAAATCTGCCAAATGCTGCCAGCCTCAACAATAGAATAAGTATAATGCGCCGTCAGATAGACAAATACATTAACGACTGCATAGAAAGCGGCCAGCCAGTAGACATGTCGGCTTTTAAGTCGCTTGTACGTGTAGACGATTCCGGCGACAATTTTTTAGACTTCGTGGCTGACCGCGCCGCCAGCCGGAAT